AAGATCTTTTTTAGATACCGCTTTACTTAGAGATTCTGTTGTTTCTCATGCAAAGTCTTTAGGATATGTTCCTTATTCTTCCAAAGCTCCAGTAGCAATTATTGATTTTGTTGTTGAGTCAAATAATACAACAGCAGGAACATGCACATTGCCACAAGGTTTTTCTTTTCTTTCAAGTCAAATTGATAGTAAAGCATATAATTTTGTTGTGTTGCAAGATACAACAGTTACAAAATCAAATACAAAATACAATTTTGAAGATTTGCAAATTTATGAAGGACAATTTATTACATACTCATTTTCTTTTGAAAGATCTTCAAACCCAAAATCAATATTTCAATTACCTGATCCAAATATTGACACCACAACATTGAAAGTTAGCGTAACACCTAATTCAGCTAATAGTGCAGCAAAAATTTATCAAAAAGTAACTGATGTTTTAGATATAACTTCTGATTCTGAAGTTTTTTTCCTCCAAGAAGGCCGAGGAGGTTTATATCAAATTTATTTTGGTAATAATGTTATTGGAAAATCTTTACCGGATGGATCAATTGTTAGTGTAACTTATCTAGTAACAAGTGCTACTGAAGCAAATAAAGCTAACACTTTTATAGCTACTTCTTCGGTTGTAGACTCTTTAGGTACCTCATTAACAAATTTTTTAATAAACCCTAAAAGCTCTGCATCTGGCGGTTCAATTCGAGAATCTGTTGACAGTATAAAATTTTCAGCTTCTGCAAGATTTTCAACACAAAATCGTTTAGTAACAAATAAAGATTATGCAACTTATATTTTAAATAGTTATCCAAACATTGAATCTATTTCTGTTTGGGGAGGAGAAGATAATGAGCCTCCTGTTTATGGAAAAATATTTGTATCTTTAAAACCAAAAGAAAATTATTATATTTCTGAAGCAGAAAAACAAAGAATTATTTCTGAAATTATTGATCCAAAATCCGTAATTTCAATTAGTACAGAAATAATAGATCCAACTTATTTGTATATTTTAATTGATGTTGATGCAAGATATGATCCTAAAAAAACAACGGTAACAGAACAAAGAATAAAAGATAATATTAAAAATTCTATATTAGAATATAGAAATACTTATTTAAATAAATTTAATTCTAGATTAGTTGATTCAAAATTAGAAGCAACAATTGATGCTGTAGATTTAAATTCAATTATAGGTAATCAATTAACAATAAAAGTTCAAAAAAGATTTACACCAAGATTAAATCAAAGTTTTTCTTATGAAATAAATTTTAATGTTCCTTTAAAACGAGGAACTACATCTAATAGACTTGCATCAACTGAATTTCAAACTAGAGATTCTTCCTCTGTTTTAAGAACTGTTGTTATTGAAGAAGTACCATCTTCTTTTACTGGAATATCTTCAATATCAGTTACTAATCCTGGTTTAAATTATACAACTGCTCCAACTGTTACTATTACTGGTGATGGAACTGGAGCTGAAGCTGAAGCAAGACTTATAAACGGCACAATTAAAGAAATTGTAGTTACAAATAGAGGAATTGACTATACAAGAGCTATAATTACATTAACTGGTGGCGGCGGCACTTCAGCATTAGCAACAGCACAAATCGATTCAAAAATAGGAACTCTTAGAACAATTTATTATGATTCTACAGCTCAAAGGCAAGTTGTTGACGAAAATGTTGGCGAAATAAATTATGAAACAGGCAAAATTACTTTAAATGATATTAATATTGTTTCTGTTTCTTCTCCTGATGGAGAAATGCGATTAACAGTTGAATCAGAGAAAGGCATTATTGAGCCAGTAAGAAACACCATTTTAACGATTGATAGCACAGATCCATCTTCCGTAGTAACAACCTTAACTGCAATTAGTAATTAATGTCATTTTCCAATACCTCACTTTTTGTTAGTGAACAAGTTCCTGAATTTATTAGGGAAGAATATCCACTATTCATTCAATTTCTAAAAGCTTATTATCAGTTTTTAGAACAAGATCAGTCAACACTTCCTGTTTCAGCTGGTTCTTTTGTTATTGGAACTCGTTATACAATCAACACCTTAGGAACAACAAATTGGCAATCAATTGGAGCTCCAGCTGATGCAATCGTAGGAACTTCTTTTATTGCTACTGGTGTTGGATCAGGTACAGGAACAGCTACACTCACCAATCCAATCAGTAACAGTTTAACAACATCAATAAAAGATATAAGAAATATAATTGATGTAGACAAATCTGTGGATCAATTTGAAGACAGTTTTGTAAACAGTTTTATTTCATTGATACCTAAAGACGTTCAAGTAGATAAAGATTTTTTAATTAAAAATATTTTACCTCTTTATTTGTCAAAAGGTATAGATGAATCCTTTAAACTTTTGTTTAGACTTTTGTTTAATGAAGATGTTGATATTATTCTTCCAAAAAGTAGAATATTAAGAGCATCTGATGGAAAATGGGTAATTGAAAAAAGTCTTAAAATAGAAGAAGATGTTAGAAGTATTCATACTGGCAATAGTGTTAATAAAGAAATTTTATTGGCTCAATTTGTTAATGTAGGTGAAGTATCAGTTTATGTTAACAATGTTTTAAAACAAGAAAATGTAGATTATGAAATTCGTAGAGAATCAAAAAAATTATATTTTACAACAATTCCTACATCTAATGATAATATAAAAATTGTTTATAATAATTTTGATTATAATCTTTTAAAAAATAGAAAAATAACTGGTTTAACTTCTGGTGCTACATCTCTTGTTGATAGAGTTGTAGAAACAGTTATTTCGGAAAACGAAAATTTTCCTTTACCTTTTGAAATATTTATTGATCCAAAATCACTCTCAGGTAATTACATAAATGGAGAAATAATAAAATTTGATGTTATAGCTAGTGATGGTTCTTTAATAACTTTTAATGCGGATACTTTTTCTATCGTAAATAGTATTCAACTTATTAATTCAGGATTTTCTTATAATGTAGGAGATCCTGTATTAGTATTGGGTGGAGCTGCTGAAGAAATTGCAACAGCCGAGGTTGGAGAAGTTCAATCGGTAAATATTGCTACTATAAACATATCTTATGGCGGTGCAGGTTTTAAAGCAGGTGAAAGTCTTTTTAGAGGTTTCTATGATTCTAATGTGGTAACAATAGGATCTATTACAGAAACCGCTAATACTATTTTTACAAATAATAGTTATAGTGTTTTAGCATCAGGTTACATAGGTCCGTACTCTGCTACAACAATTAATGCTGCTAGTTATAATATAGTAAATACACGAACACAAAATGCAAATACAAGAATTGTAGATGCTTTCAATTCTAACATTATTATTAATCTTGGACCAATTCAAAAAGGAGTAACAGATTTTGTTTTGGCTGGCGCTGAAGAAGCAGAAATGGATGTATATCAGGCAGCCATTTACACAGCTGGCGAATTAGATAATTACATTGAAAAAGATCTTAAAGATTTAAGATCGATTGGTAGAATAGATGTTAAAAGAGATATTACTGGTTTACTTTCTTTAGGAGGTTTAAACTACAAAGTTGGAGATGAAGTTTATTTTTATCCAAATCCTATACGCACTCGTGGTTTTGGAGCTGCTGCTGCAGTAAGTAATGTTGCAGCAAACGGATTTGTTCAAGCAATACAAATTCAACCTCCTAGAATTGATGGCAATGTTGCACTTACAAATAATTCAATATTAATAATTGGAACTAATACAAATTTTATAAATGATTTACGAGTAAATGATAAAATTATTATTCGTTGTCAAGAAAGATATGTAAATTCTGTAATTAATACTACACATGCTACTGTTAATGTTGCTTTTCAATTTACTGACGGAACAACTACTTTTTCTAATACTAAATTGGGATCTTATGCGAGAGGAGTTGTTGGAGGAGTAAATTATACTCAAAATACTTTTCCAAATGTTTCCATTTACTCAACAACAGGTTCTAATGCTCAAATACAAATTACTTCTTTAATGGGAGATGGAGATAATATAAATCCTGATGTTACTTTTAGAGAAGGTGCTATTAGATCAATCAAAATTACTTATCCAGGAAATAACTATAAATTTGCTCCAGTGATAGATCTAACGCAAAAAGGTAGCGGTACAGCTTCCGCAGTAGCAAACATTGGGCCATCTTTTACTACTTTTCCTGGAAAATGGACAACAACAGATTCTATTATTTCTAGTTATGAGAGGCGTCTGCAAGGAGGTAATTATTATTATGATTATGCGTATATAACTTCATCACCAATCTCATTTGCAAAATATAAAGATATATTAAAACAATTACTACATCCAACCGGTTTTGTTAATTTTGCTTTATTTAATATGTTAAAAGAAGCAGATGCACCAAAATCTAAAATTATTTATCAATCAACAAATACGATTTCTGGTTTAGTAACGACTCAAAATAATTCAATTTATCTAATTGGAAACAATACTTACTTTAACATTGCAAACAGTAGAGGAATTTTAACTCTCGGATCTAATGTTTCGGTTAATGGTGAAATTAGAACAGTAAATAACATAATTAGTAACACAAATTTATCGGTATCTTCTGTGTTTACAAAGAATACCAGTAATGAATCTTTAATTATATTGACATAAATAGAACCTATGCCATCAATTTTAACTAAAAGCTTGTCTTTTAATGCTGCTGAGCAGTTCAAAGAGTCTTTTTCGGAAGAAATTCCAACTATTGCTTATATCAGCATTGGAAATCATATAGAATATTCTAATGAATCTTCTCCAGATCCAATAGTTGAAACAATTTCAACAGATAAATTGATTTGGGATAATATGTTTGCTGGAAAAAGAATAACGGGTAATGATGTTCAATTAGTAATTCCTAGATATAATTGGACTTCAAATGTAAAATATAGAGCTTTTGATGATACAATAGAATTTTCTGAATTATTTAAATCAAATAACTCTCAAAGTTTAAATCCAATGTATGTTATGAACTCAACAAGAAACGTCTATAAGTGTGTTTCTAATAACAATTCGGCTTTTTCGACTGTTGAACCTACGGGAGATTATATAACATCAAATGGCAATATAGCTACTGCTGATGGTTATATTTGGAAATACATGTTTAATGTAACTCCTTTTAATAAGTTTTTTATAAACAATTGGATTCCAGCACCAACAAATACTTCAGCTTTAGATTTTAATGTTAGTCCATTAAATGTTGTTGATGGAGAATTAACAAGTATCATAGTAACAAATCCTGGCACAAATTATCGTCAGGCTTCAAATATAAAAGTTAATGGTTTTACTTCTGGCCAAACAACGGTAAAATTATCAAATACAGCTTTAGTTTTAGAAATCTTTAGTATACCATCAATTTCAAATTTAACAAATATGTTAATTTCTGGATCAGGTATACCACCAACAACGCATATTGAAGATATATCGATAGCAACTGGAGTTCTAACTCTTTCTTCAACAACTACTGGATCTGGCGGAAACACAAATAATATTGCAATATCTACAAGACTTTTTATTGATGGTCCAGGATCTGGCGGTGCTGCAAATGTAACATTATCTAATATTTCTTCAGGTGTTTCTGCTGCAAATGCAAATGTTTCAAAAATAACAGTAACGAGTATTGGTACTGGTTATACTTATGCTAATGCTGTAGTTTATGGGTCTGGAACAGGAGCAACATGTCGTGTAATTTTGCCACCAAAATATGGACATGGTTTTAATCCAGCAAAAGAATTAAATGCAAATAATGTAATGATTGCTGTTACAATTGGAGAAAATGATACTACAGAAAGTGGAACAATTTCTTCAAATACAAGTTTTAGACAAGTTAGTTTGTTAAGAAATCCTCATAAATACGGAGAATCTGTTGCATCAAATAATAGTACATCCAATTCAGTATTTTCTCAAACGACAGATTTAGATTTAATTGCTGGAACAAGTTTTAATTTAAATGAATATGTTTATCAAGGTAATACAAGTAGCCCAACTGCTTACGGTTTTGTTAATGACCAAACATTAAATTTCGTAAAACTAACAAAAGTAAAAGGCACCTTTTCGTCTGGAGGTATTGTAACCGGGTTTACTTCTGGAGCCACCAGAACAATAGTTTCTGTTAATAATCCGGAATTTCAACCTTATTCTGGAGATTTTTTATATGTCACCAATGAATTAAAAACGGAAAGAACACTTGGTCAAGCTGAAAATATTAAAATTATTATTAATTTTTAAAGGTTAAAAATGGCATTAGTTCAAAATTTTAATGTAACTCCTTATTATGATGATTACGATGAAGATAAAAAATTTCTTCGTATGCTTTTTCGGCCAGGTTATGCTGTTCAAGCTCGTGAATTAACTCAACTTCAAACAATTTTACAAAAACAAGTATCTCGTTTTGGTAAACATGTTTTTAAAAATGGATCAGTTGTAACGGGTGGTGAAGTTTCTGTTTCTACTTCCGTCATTTATCACAAATTAAGAACAACTACTGTTGGCGGCCAAGACATAAATGTAAATAATTTTCTTGGTAAAAATATTGGTAATGCACATGCTTTGGCTAGTGGAGGTTCTCTTGGAAAAGTTGTTGCAATAAAAGAAGCAACATTAACAGATCCGGCAACAATATATGTTGAATATAAAACAGGGTTAACTCTTGTAGACAACGAAACTTTTTTTACAATTGATGATGACCAATATGAAGCACGTTTATTGCCAATAGAATCTACAGGTAAAGCGTCAACCGCAAGTATAAATGAGGGTGTTTATTTTATTGATGATTTTTTTGTTAAAGTAACACCACAAACAATTGTATTAAACAAATATGATAATTCTCCAACAAATCGTATTGGATTAGAATATCGAGAAAGTATTATTGATGAAAGAACCGACACTACTTTATTGGATCCTGCTTTAAATGCTTCAAATTACCAAGCACCTGGTGCTACAAGATATAAAGTAGATTTAGTATTATCTGCAAGATCTTTAGAATCTACTGATGATACAAAATTTATTGAAATTATTCGTATTGAAAGCGGAACGGTTACATTAAGAAATAGTTATCCTATCTATGCTGAATTGGAGAAAACATTTGCTAGAAGGACTTATGATGAATCAGGTAACTATACTGTACAACCTTTTACCATCTATTTAAAAGACCATGTTTCTTCAAATGTAGCAAATACAGGAAATTCTTCTTTATTTACAGCTAAACTGAGCGCAGGAAAAGCATATGTTCGTGGCTTTGAAATTGAAACCATATCTCCAACAAATTTAGAGTTAGAACGAGCAAGAGAAAAATATTTTGTTCAAAATTATGATGTTGCAGCAAACTATGGAAATTATGTTACTGTAACTAATGTTAGAGGATTATTTGATAGTGGAACAATGGAAGCTTTTGATTTACATTGTGTTGCTAATGGAAATGTAAGTACATCAAATACTACATTTTATAATTCTACTAAAATAGGAACAGGAAGAATTCGTGAGATTGAATATGTAAGTGCTTCTAATAATTATATATCAGATACACACAAATATAATTTTTATATTTTTGACACCAGACTTTCTACAGTAACAGGAAATTGTGGAGGTTCAGGAAATTCAAATCATATAATTCTTTCTACAACTGCTGGGCAAGTATCAAATATTGCTAATGCTTATTATAATTCTATTGTTCGTATTTCTTCTGGTTATGGCGCAGATAATGTAAAACATCGAATTGTT